GGGAAAATACTTTGGAAATATTTTACGAAGTGACTGCCAACGATAGTTTAAATTCTCAGTAAGAACCATGAAACCACCCGATTCATGGGCACATTGTGCAATAAATGCAGACATTCTTTGGGGTGTATTAATTTCATAATCGGGAAATAGTTGTTCGAGTGCCTTATGCCAATGTGAGACATAGGGATTTTTAGGTAACAATTGTTTTAATTGCTCTTGTGTTATCATTTAAATTTCTCGAAAGAATGTTTATGAATTGTATACCATTGTTTCCAAGCTTCTGTTTTTAAATAACATTCATGATATAGAGTATAGTTTTCTACCACAGTTTTTGCCACATCACTTAGTTTTGCATCATCGGAAAGTTTTTTTAATTCTGGGCACGACTCGAAAAGTTGAGGCGGTACATCAGGAAATTTTATAGTAACTGGAACAGGTTTCGATGCACAACCCACAAGTAAAGGTACTATTAGAAGTGCTATCAACTTCATTTCGGACGACTCGCAGCATCATTTAGAGCTTGAATAAATGCGGGAGGTATCTCACACTTGTTATCATATTTTACAACTTCTCTATCCACAACTCTGACAATTTCTTGACCTTTTTGTCGAACGATTTGTGTTTGTACAACTACTTTTTCCACAACTTTGACAACTTCTTTTGCTGTTTGTGCTTCTGCTTCGGCTAATTTGGCTTGAACTTCTTTTACTTTAGCTTCCCATGCTTCGTTGTTGGCAATAGAACCTGCCATATAAACACCAATGACAATAAAAATAACCGATACGATTTGTATCGGTGTTCTATACATGTATAACGCTGGAATTGGTATGAATTTAAGTAGATAAGTTACTAGATATCCTATTAATCCTAAAAAAAGGATTCCATAGAAAATCCAGTTTGGCAACCATTCTAATATCCACATTTTTAAGCCATTTTCGGGGGCTTTCTTCTGGACATAGGCTGAATTATGACGGCACGTTTTCTTTTTAAATGTACTCCGGGTTCGCCGCCCTTTTCACCTGATCCAGCAATAGCACCACCTGAAACTACGTTGGTTGGCCCTGCTGATGCTGCTACAGCATCCTCATTGAATTGTTTAAATGTTTTCATATTCTTCTTAAAATGTCTGCAACATTCATATCAATGAGAATATCGGAGGACATGTAATCATTACCCCTAATACCCTTAACCCTTTCGGGCATGTAATTTAAATAGATTAAGAATGTTTTTAAAACATCATAATCCGTTTCATCTATCTTAAAAAATAATATACGAGTTGCGGGTTCTGCGCCAAATACATTATAAAGTAAAATTAAATGATTTAAAATTAATCGTTCTTTCAGAGTTTTTGTTATCTTATATCTTCTAAAAAGTCTTTTTAAATATTTAGTTCTTTTTAGGTCACTTTCAAATTCGCTTAATATGCAATGAGGTGAATTATATGCTTTCATTGCATATAAGATAAAGTTATCTTCATTCAAATCTTCAAACATAATATTTGGGCGGACTAACCGCCCTTTTATTAAATTATAACTGCGCCGTTGCCGGTGATACTGCCTGACGCTACCAATGTTTCATATTGTGTACGATTAGCACGACCACCCATTGTTACTGTGAATGCGGCATTACCGGAAACAGGAACTGCTGTTGGTGTAGTGAGATATAAACCGGCAGTATTAATAGTGATAGACAACACTGCACCATTCTGTGCTACAGCTACTGTAGCATTTGCGGCTGTGTTACCTGTACCCCCACCAGAGAATGTTACGAAACTGTTTGTTCCAAAAGCACCTGCGTTTGCGCTGATAGAAAGAACAGGACCCATACCGGCAGTTCTTTGAACCCAACCAGCATGTGCCATTTTTGTTGCGGCAGGTGTAACTTGTGTATTAGATGCTTCTTGTGTATCGACACCGTAAACACCAACGGCCTCAGAAAATGCTTGTGCTACGTTAGCATTAGCAAAAATTACATTGGCGTTTGCACGTGTTGGTGCTAAGTTTAAAGCGGTGCCTGCATAAATTGGAACACCAGTGTTTGCATCTGTCATTGTCCAAAAAGCTGATGACATTTTTTCTTCTCCTTAAAAGAATCTATTTACTATTTATTATAGATTGGGTTTAGTGCCATTTGCACCGTTGAGCTTTGTTCTCACAACAGGATCAATTTCGATGGTGTCTCTATCTTTACCTGTCATCGTTTTACCGCCTTTTAAAATTATCTTCGCATTGGGTTCCTTTCCAACACCTTTTTCCGATTTTTCCCAATCATAAGTTGTTTCTTTTTTTAAACCTTTTTTCTTATAAATGGCCTTAATCATTCGTGCAGATTTTGATTTTTCTTTTGCCATTCTTGATTCCATAGCTTTAACTGAATTAGTGGCAGACATTGGTGAGTCTTCTATTCCGTAGATGCCCTCATTTACAGTTTCTTCTTTTTTCATCTTTCCTGCTTCATAATCAGCTTGCATTTTCTTTAAACGTTCTGAAGTAGCTGCATAATGCTTTGCTCTATCTTCTAGAGAACTTCCTGTTTGTTTTTTAAAACGTGCATTGATTGCATCGTAACCAAACTTTTTTGCTTCGGCGACAGTTTCTTCACTAGTTGCTCTCCAGCCACCACCTTTAGATTTATACCATTTGGAGGCCCAACCATTTGCATATGCTGATGGATAAACATCAAATTTCGACCTTGCTAACGACTTTGCTCTAGCCCAAAGTTTTGGATTTGTTGGTGAATTCTTTTCATCAATGAGTTCAACTTCTTCATTTTTTGGTACACAATCAGGTACCATCTTATTACCTTTTTTCTTCATGCCAACTTGTTTATGTGTGTCCCAACAAGCTTCATCAACACCTTCTTCGCTTAACTTACCTTTTCCAAAATTCGAAACATTGACTGGCTTGCCACCTTTACCTGCTCTATCTGCAACAGGATCATGTCTACGTTTTGCGGCTACGGCAGCCGCTCTTGCTTTTTTAGAAAGCTTTGCACGTTTTTCGTTTGACATGCATTTTGGTTTTGGTTCACCTGGCTCACGGGCGCACGGACCGATTGCCTCACCTTTACTATTGATTCTTTTCCAGCCGCCTTCAGGATCAGTTTTACTAAACCATTTTCTTAAATCTTCTCTTGTGATATGTGAGTCCATATCTTGTGTGTCAGATTGTTTTTTCAATTCATCAATCTGTTCAACTTCTTCACTGTAGCTCCTGCCGGATCTTTCATCTCTTCCACCAAGTGGATAAGGATCTTTATAAGGTTCAGGTTTTTTCGGTTCAGCACTTTTGAGTTTTTCGGCTCTCGCTTTTAATTCTGCATCTGAATCAGCTTTTGACATGGGCCTTTTAGCAGGCAAACCTTTGCTTCTCAAGTGTTTTATGAAATCATCTACATCGATATTTTCTTTTATTTTTTTAATATTTACTATTTGTTCGTAGTGTTCCATAGTGAGAACACCTTCATGTCGTAGATCGATTAAGTTCTCGACCATTCTGTGAAGATCCATGTCAGTTTTTGCATCTTCTTTTGCATATTCGACAATACGAATCATCAGAGGAATATCTAGCGTAACTGTATCTTTTTCGTCAACAGCCTCTTTGACTGGCTTCTTTTCTTCATTCCAGTCATCACCTCTCTCTCCCATTCCTGAAGTTTCGGCTTTCATTTTTCTGTGCTTGAACAATTTGAATTCACTAGAATGTGAATATTTGTTTTTCTGATTGCCATCCATTGATAGTGGATTCAATCCTTTTGCTTTGATGTATGACATTAATGTACCAGTACCAGCTTCATTGACTGTTTCTTCCGCCACATCTTGTTCAACTTCTTCTTTTTGTTGTTGAATCAACTTAACATGGTCTCTTGCAAACTTTTTGAATCTATCTGTTCGTGCGAGATTTAGACGGTCATTGAGTGAAATGGTTCTGGGATCACGACCCATTGCTTTGATGTATCTCCAAAGAACTTGAGTGTTGACCTCATCCAGTGGAGCATGTTTTTTAGACCATGGCTCCATTGGATCAGTGTCTCCATTTGCTAGTTTTCCCATGACAGATTCTTTTTTAGACTTTTTAAGAGCCTCTAAGAAAATCTGTTTTTTACGTTCACTCATGGTAAATCCTTATTTTCGTTCTTTTGCGGCTTTAGTTGCGGTTGCGTACATAACAGATTTTGCACGATTACCGTAACGTGATTTAAAACCAGCTAAACTCTTTTTCATTCCTTTAACGATACGTTCTTTTTCTGCTGTTTCTGGTGCAGTTAAAGTGCGCTCATCAATTTGTTCAGTTTGTTCTTTAACATTATCTGGAACATCCATCATTACTTTTTTAGAAAGGAATGGATTGCTAGAATCCTTTTCACGACCTTTTAGAGTATCGGTCATTGTTTTTTTAGGATCAATTTCCTCTTTTTCCATTTGTTTTGCGCTTTGTGCTTTACCTTTGACCAGTGTTCCTTTGGCCTGACGCGCTAAGAATTTTGCTGCTCTCTCGTCATGCCCAGGCATCATACTTGTCATTGCTACATTACCTTCTGGTGCTTTGCGCTCATTCTCAGGCTTATCGTAGCCCTTGCCTGTCACTCTTTTTCCGTATGTTTCAGGCTTTTTTGCAGCAGTACCTTTTCTACCAAGCCCATAAGATGCTCTAAAACCTGGTTCTTTTGCTTCATCTACTTGTTCTACTTCTTCATTTTTTGCAGCAAATTTAGCAGCAGCATTTCTAAATGCCGCTTTATGTTGATCTAGATGATTTTGTAAATGTTTCACAACACCAGATTGTAAAGATTTATGTGCTGTTTTTTCTGCACTTGACATTGCTTTTCCAACATTCATACGTCGCACCGCAGTGCTAACAGAACCAACTTCAGTGTGTGCTTTAGCTAAAGAGGAGGGTGAACTTGATCTTTTTACACGATCTATTGTTTTCTCTATTGCATCAGCATTTTTTGCATGATGAGCCGCTCTAGTTGGATTAGAAATACCATGTAGTGAAATTGCTTTTTTTGCTAAATGTGCTGCAACACTTTTTGCATCGGACATGTCAACGGCTTCATCAACTTGTTGGGTTTCTTCTTTCTTTAGACCACCACGGGCTTCGGCAGATTTGAGCATGGCAATACGATCACGATATCCTGCAACACCTGGCTTGATATCTTTAGCGGCAGCTTTCTCTCCTGCTGTAGGATTCTTAACATGTTTCATCGTAGTCTTGGCTTGATGACTAGACTCTTCAACTTTCTTTTCACCACGGAGAATCTTAAAATCATGTGCATCGATTTTATTATTCTTGTTCTTATCAATCTTATGTTGATTACCTTTCAACTCTTCCATCTTGGCTTTTGTATCAGTTTCAAGAATGGTATTAATAAGATTTGAAATAGAATCCATTTGAGCAAATTTATTTTTAGTGAACATATTATTCTCCGTTTAGCAGTTCCATTTTCTGAGTGATTTGTTAATTCTTGAATTAGGGTCTCTTGCCGTTTTAGCGGAAGTTAATCTTTTCTTCATTCCAGTCATTCTGGCACAAAATGACTTGCGTCTTTTTGCAGCTTTTGAACCAGGCTTCAATTTTGATGGCTTAGTAGTGACTGCCATTGAAAGTTTTGATCCTGGATTTTCTCTACGATACGAAGCAATACCTTTACGATTTAAACCACCAGATGGGTTTTTGCCCTCTTTCCTCTGCCATGCGGGTGAGGCTTCTTCTAGATGCTCTTCGTTAATAAATTCTTTGAAACTTTTCATTTTTTCTTCTTTTTTATTGTAGGATTAGTTTCAATCTTATTTAAAGTTTCCATCGGTTCTTTATTAGTAGGTCCATGTGCTGTTCCGGTAACACCCATATCTGGGCTTGGCGAATCTATTGCTTCTTTGAATTTCTTGAAAGATTTGCGAGTTACCTCTGCGGCACTGGTATATTTATTCTCTTTCTGTTCTCTATATGTTACCATACCAAGACCAGACATTGGATAAACTGTACCTGAACCTCTTGTATCATACTCAGGAGAGGTGCCTGGCACCTTCATTACTTTCCCTGCTTCTGAGTTGTTCGTTTTCTGTTTTTTTGCCCTGATTTTGTCTGCGTCTTGTTGGAACTTTGTTTCTTTGGCTTCGGGGGCTCTGGTGATGGTGGGGTCTCCAGCTTCAACGTAGGTTCTGAAGATGTAACTGGAGTTGGATTTAACGTCTCCGTCGGTGACTGAATCTTCTCTTCCTTGTTTTCTGGTGAGTTGGCAACTGGGGCAGATGTTGTCAAGTATGCGTTGGCCTTTCTTTCTTGGGAGTCCACCAAAGAGTCTAGAGGATGCCTTGTCGGTTCCACAGGAGCAGTCTTTCCCTTCGGTAATAGAAGCTTTGCTATTTGTTTTATTTTTTGAAACATATTTTTTCTCCTGATATATAATTGCATTTTCAAAAAGCTTGTCTATATTTACTCTTCTATTCCTATGTAGCCAATCATTTGCCACTTTATTTTCAACCGGTATACTTAAAAACCAGTTTGTAATCTCATGAATAAGAGTTATATCCTGTTCTTTGTTTGTTCTTTCGAAATCTGTTGCTTCTTTTAGATCCAATGAATTGTCAAATTCTATAAATTTTGTAAAACTATTTGATAAATTATTTGCCACTTTTTGAGATGTTTCCCAACGTTCTTGTCTGACAGATTCTAACATCATCCTCGCATGCATCTCATTTCTTTTTTTAGAAGAATCATTCGAAGTATTAACGAAAACCATCATCGTTTCGTAACCTAATTCTTCCAATTCCATTTTTATTTCAGCAATCTTAAATTCTTCACTTGTCGTACCATTTATGACAAGTGGCTTTCTTTTTCTGATTGCTTCTCTACGGCTGTCTGTGGTATATTCATACAGTTTATGCTTATCATTTAGTATAGATATTGCTATTGTTGCATTTAATTCGACTATATTTTCACATGATATGCATTCCCGTATGATAATGTCTTTACCGGATCCTGGGCCACCTGTAACAAAAATCGCTTTAAAAAGCCCATGATTAACATCTTCATGTAATCCCATTCCAGTCCTAACATCTCTGAAAAGTTCTTTTGAATGTTTTTCTGAAACATGTGACGGAATGCCCTGCCTAAACGAGGTGAAATCATTATTTTTTGCGTGTTCTCGCATTTTGGATGCAGACATGCCTTCAACACCTTCGGCATCTGGATCTCTTTGTCCGGCAGATTTAACTTCTATTTTCTTGAAATTATAAAGCGCACCTTCATGTGTACCATTGTATTGAGCTAATTTATTTTTATATTCATCAACTCGATCTGAGCCTGCAACCATAATCAAATGATCATGCCCAGAATGATAAAGTTTAGATGCATGTTGTAAAAATGTAGGTGATTCTTTACTTGAAGAATATATGTTAGTGTTGGGAAAAAATCTTTTGGCGTGTTTTACTTTTTTTACCACATCTAAAGGATTCTTTTTTGAATCTGTCGAATGTGAAATTATCACATGATGGGGTGCATTATAATCTTGGGCGATTTTTTTAACATGATTTACAAGTTGTTCATGCCCGACGGTAGGTGGATTCATCCTACCAAAAGCCATCACAACTGGCCTTTCGGTTCTGTTGTCATCTTCGACTTTTTCTAGAAATGTTTTCATATGTTTCTTATTCCCTCAAAATTTCTTTTGGAGAACTCTTGTCGGTTTACAAATTTATCGGTATCGTTTTTATGGTGGAAAACATATCCTTCTGGATTTGCGTTTTCACCCGCATGCTGATGTTGAAATTGTTGGTGTTGATTCATTACATTTATAAGTGTATTTTTGGCATTCTGTAAATGTTTATGAAATTTGAAAAGATTATTGTAGTGTTTTTTGTTTGTTTCAATTTTTGTTAGTTCAGATTTCAATTCGTCTTGCCTAACTTTTTTGTTCTTTTCAACTTTTAATTTGTCAATTTCTTTTGTTTTTTTAGTTTCCAACCATGTTTTAAAGTTTTCATGATTCGGAGCCTCGCCGCTTCTAACGGTGTGATTCATATAGGCTTCAAGATGCCCACCGATTCCATGATGCATTTTAGTGCCAGCATACATGTCATCACCGTGAGTATTGTGTACAGCCTCAGCGGCGGCAACATGCTTATTGAATTCTGCGCGGTCTTTTGGACCAAAGTGAACAGCCGAAGTGTTCATTTGTGGATCGACCGTAAAAACATCTGGATGGTGATTGAAATTTTCATGGTCAACTTCATGTGAAGCATTTAAGTTACTAGAATCTTTACCTTCGTACTTTAAGTGTGTAACCACTCCTATTTGTGCTTTTTTTGCCTTTTTACCTAAATCTCCATGTGCGGTGTATGTCAAGCCTGAAGGATTAGGATTGAAAGAAACTCCTCCACCTTTTGCAGCTTTCTTATCTTCCGCTGAAAACATCATATCACCCTGATATACTCCTTCTTTTGGAGCAACTTTTGGTAAATGTTTTAGCGCATGTTTTAGTTTTTGTACCAATCCAGGTGCATGCCCGTGGTTGTTTTCAATGTCTTGAGGTGTATAGTTTATCTTAGGAGTTTTATTGAATGCCGATTTTGATGCAACAAAAAACTTACCGTTATCTGGATGGTGCCCATAAACTATAGCTGGAGAGCCATCATATTTTGTTGTAAGTTCAGATGACTTTTTTCCAGATGCAATGTGTTCAGCCGCAGCTTTAAGAGAAGAGATAGAGCGTAATGCACCCTTCTCCCCTGTCTGGAGAGCGCGATCTTCAACGTGAGTTAGATGTTTAATTTGGCGGCTTGCGCCTTCTTCTGGATCTATTTGTTCCAGTAAGAACTTTCCAAAGGATAGCATTAATACCTCGAATTAGTACACTGTGACTATTTGGTATTTAGTAGCCCCAGATTTTTGGATCGACCCATTTATCCATATCATTTCGAAATAATGAGTGTCTTCCTATATTATATTTGCCATCCTGAAAAGGATGATTTATGTCAATTCTTTCTATAGGAATTTCAAACATCTGTAATTGTGCTTCAAGCATTGCATGTCCACACAAGGGAACACCTTTATTATAATGGTGCCTTAGGAAAAGAAAAGTGCTGGAATATATTTTCATTGTTTCCGGATCCGCTATTGCAAATTGGTCATTTAATAGAGGATTTAGACCGTCTGTATCCTTTGAAATGTAAACTTTACCTTTTTCCATTTTACTAAAGTCTAATACACAATTTAGTGCATGATCGAATCTTGTTCTAATCACAAAATCATACTTTTGACCTAAACAAATTTCTGAAGCTATTCTAAAATGATCTGCCTTATGTAATGAGTAAAACATTGAGGTGCAGAAATGTGCTGGATGTGATGAGTTCGGAACTACTAAATCAGAATTGGTTTTTTCGTCTAAAACGTTATCAAATAATAATAGTTTTGGAGAATAAATTGAGTTTATCTCTTCATAGATTTTTAATTGAATTAACTTATTTGAGTTTTTCCAGGAATGTACAAAAACATCAACATTAAAATGATCGAGTAGATTCTTTTTTATATATTGATAAGCATCGAAATAACTTCTAGGTTGTCCCGACAGACATAGTGCTAGTTTCGGATAAGAATTTTTCAACATAATCTGTACACACTCCATAAATGTTTACTGATTTTACATATTCCCAATATTCTCGATTGATTTCAGGTAAGACGGCAATAGAATTTTTTGTGAGGTGTTTCCCGGGATAAGTCCAAATAAAATTACTTGATGTTAGAATAAAATCATCATTTTGGTGCCAGAAATATTCATACTTAAATGGCATATCAGTAAATTGATATAGAGCATCTAAATTCTTGCAGTGTATCCATAATCCTTGTTTACCTAAAAAACTTGTAGATATTTCATATTGCGGTTCATCATGACCTAAAAACCATTTTCCATAAATCGACCAAACATCTATTTCACAATCGATGCCACTTTTTAAAACTTCTTCTATTTGCTCTGGGCGATTTTCTAAATTTTTATCGGGTCCTTGTATGAGACCTCTGTGTGCAATAATTTTCATAATTAACCTCTATGGTATAACATATCCCTTTTCTTTGGCACCATAAATATCTCTTTCGAAATAAGGATAATAAAAATAAGATGGAATTTTACTATGTAGTATATCTGTTATTTTAGAATTCCAATTAAGTTTATTTCCCCATTTTTGTTCAAAAATGTTTAAACTATAGCTGTGATATTCATTACTTGTAGAACCTCTGTCTGTAATGATACCTGCTGCCTTTATTCTTTTTGCAATGTGTTTTGTCGGATTCAGAGTTCTGGAATGAAGAAAATCCATTATTGAGCTTTCTTCTGAATTATAAATATTCGCCCTTAAAAAATAATCAGCCTCTTGAAACTGTATATTACAAAATCTTTCGTCCCATAATCCTATTTTACGTACCGCTTCGGGTAAATAAGAACATATCATATCACCACAATCACCTGCATAAAAGCTATATTTTTCATGTATTTGTAATAAGTCCTCTAACCAAGTTTTTTCGAAAATGGTATCATCTTGACAAGTAACCAATATATCACATTCCGGACTTATTAAACTTTTAAAACCATTTATAATAGCTTGATTCCAATTTCTACTTAAATGTCCTTTACTAAAATCTGGTCTTAATACATTATGCAAAATATTCACTTTTTCTTTGAATTTATCATCTATTTCAAAATTGCTATGATTATTAATTACATTTACTTCAAAATTAATTGAATTTAAATTTCCAGAAAAACAACTATTCAAAGTTTGATTTAAATCTTCAGACGAGTTATAGGTTACGATGTACAATTTTACTTTTTTCATATTTTTAAATATCCAAAGGGATTTCTTCACCTGGGCGAGTTTTCACATATTTGTGTTTTGAATCGCTATTTAAAGGAAGTCTAATTATATAATGATCTATTTTTTGTTCTAAAATTATTTTTTCCTTTACGGCTAAAGAATCTATACTTTTATATGGACAAGAATTTGATGTTATTCGAAATCTATTAAAATATTTTTTCATAGTATCACTTTTACCTAGAGCAAAAGTGTCATTTATATGTGTTGTCGTTTTCATACCTAATATTAGTTTATCGTCTTCAATATTTTCGAAAGAGTCGTAATTTATTTTTTCTTCAAAGAATAGGTCTGGACGCGTTTTAACAACTAAATTATATTTTCCTATTTTTTCTTCAAATCGTAAAAGTGTATCAAAAGCCTTTTGTATCTTTATTGCTTGAGAAGAATCGGCACTCATTTCTATTTGATTTTCCACAGATAAGTTAACAACGTTAAAATCAGAAAAATGTTCTCTTATTTGTTCTTCATTTTCAATTTTATTTTGATTACATTCACCTCTGACACTATAATCGAATCTAAAAATATTATTATATGTTTCTACAAAAATATCAAAAGAATGAGTTTTGTCAATTAAATTTTCTAACACGTTGTTTTTACATACATTCCAAGTTCTTAAATGACCTATAAAAAAAATTGCTATCTTCATTTCAGATAAAGTTCCTTATTTTTATATTCACCTAATGGTGTGTGCATAATTGTTTTATGTACAATAAATTCCTCCCAAGGAAATCCTAATCTTTTTATGAAATGTTCAGATATTACATGTGGACATAAAATTCCTGTTTCTCTGTAAATATGTGGAAGATGATGAAGTAGTTTAGAAAAAAGACTAATAGTAAAAAAATTTCCTACCTGAATCATATCAGATGTTCCTTGACCCATATGATTACGATAACCCATAGTATAAAATTTTGATGAATTGAAATTAGGTAAGTTTTCATGGAAAACTAGATCAGGCCTCATCCTGAAAACAAGATCATAGATTTTTCCTGTTTCGAACATGTGGTCTTCCATTAGAGCTATTCCTCTACCAATTTTAAAAAGCATTGATATTATATTTTTAGGAACGTGATAAAAATTTGTGTATTGTTTAGACCTTTCCTCGAATGATTTTTGGTAATTTTCAAAATGTTCTTTTCTTAGAACTATCGGTTTATATGTGTCAATTAATTTATTAAAATCAACCAAAGGAGCATTTTTTACTATTCCATGTTGACTGTGTGGATCCCAGTAAGCTTCATCTTCCCAGGTATCGATAAAAATATCTGGATCATATTTGTCAATGAAATGTTGTTTGAAGTTTGGAAAAACTTGTTCCCAACATCTCATATGACCAGTTAAAATTATAGCAACTCTCATGTTTTTTCACTTTATTTTTTTGCTTGTACCCAAATCCAGTTAGGGTGAACATCTCCAGGACCAACGGGTCGTATTACATAAGTAATATCTTTAAATCCTATTTTTTCTAAGTCATTAACCAAATATGAGGCATCTTCAACTCGGGTGTCCATTAATCCATTTGTTGCTGTTGCTTCATAAAAATTATCATAATAAGATACTGAATTAATTCTTTCCTTACCATATCCCATTTGAAAACAAAAATATCCTTCATCATTTAATACTCTATATACATCAGTCATAATTTTAAAACGTATGTCATGTACACAAATATGCTGAAGGCATATTACTGAAAAAACTATATCATATACTGAATCTTCTGTTGGAATATTATCACCACTTGTTAAAAATAGTTTATAATCTGTTATTCCTTCAGATTCTAAATTTATTTTTGCATTATCTAAATTTATTTGTCCTATGTCAACCCCGTCAATTCTTTTAAATTTTTTATTGAATTTTATTAAATTTCTGCCGGGACCACAACCATATTCGAGAGATATTAAATCTTTTGTATCAATTTTTGGGAAAAGAAATTCATCGTAATCTGAAAATTCGTTTTGTCTGCGATATGAGCCCACAACAGGATCCTTATTTGATAAATTCCATGCTCTGGCATCATTATCGTAATTTTGTTTCTGCATTTTTAAATATGAATTCATAGTTTTTCCTTAAAATTGTCTAAAAAATAATTCAAGTCTTCTGGTGTGCCGATGCCCCACATTCTATCAATATTTTTAATTCTGATTTTTTTACCATCTTGAATGGCTTCATTAAATACTGGACAGACATAAAATTCATTATTCGTCCTAATATTTTTTTGAATCATTTGTTCCGCAAATCGAACGTAGTCATTACCATGTCGCCAATAGTAAATTCCAACAGTTGCCAAATTACTAATAGGACGTTTTTCCGCCACTTCAGAAACGAAGCCATCTTCTCCTAGTTTTGCATATGACCATTTTGGATGAGTCGCTTCGAACGTGACGATTCCTCCATCGATAGAATCAGCAGAAAAAGCATATAAACATTCGTTTGAGTTCCATTCAACAAATTGGTCAGAGTTTGCCATGACTAATGGATTTTCATTATCAATAAATTCTTTTGCTAGTAATGTGGTACATGCAGCACCTTCGGTTAAACCATCAACTTGAACAATCTTGCAATTTGGAGCAATTACATTCAAAAGATATTTTAAATTATATTTTTCATAGTGTTCTTTTTGCACAATGAAAATATAATTTGCTTCAATATTCAGATTTTCAACCACAATCTGAATCATTGGTTTTCCTCGAACTTCAATCAGAGGTTTTGGGAAAGTGTAACCAACTGACGCAAATCTTGATCCAGCTCCAGCCATTGGAATTAAAACATTAAGTTTACTGTCTCTCCAGGGCAAAGATTTTTTACTTTTACCTTCTATCATTTCCATCATATCATTTAACCTCTTTAACATTCTATCAGAACTTACTTCTTGTGAATTTTCTACAGGCAACAAGTGTGCTCCTGAGTCCATTGCACCTTGTCTACCTATATGACTATCTTCAACAATAATTGTATTTTTTGGAAGAGCATTCATTTCTAGCATACATTTCCAATACATTTCTGGGTATGGTTTAGTTCTTTTCACATCTTCGTTACTAACAAAGTAATCAACAGAATCAATTACTCCAATACTTAGTAAAGATAATTTTACAGTTTCACGAATTGAATTTGATGCTACAGCAATTTTGTAGCCTTTCTTTTTTATTTCAGAGAACAGAGAGCACAAAAAATAATTTTTATTGAATCCTCGAATTAAACTAAAAGTCGCTTCTTGTTTGTCTGTCCACACCTTATCATATACAGACGTAGGTAAACCTTTTCTTTCGGTTAACATTTTAAGTTTTTTTGTAGTATTTAAACCGTCATACAAACTTAAATGTTCTTCTCTCGAAATCACATATTTTGAATCCACTTTTTCTAATGCTTTATTGAGCGCATCATAATGAAGTTCTCGGGAGTCTATTAAAACACCGTCCAAATCAAAAATAATAAGTTTATTCATATTTGTTAAACTTTTTTAAAATAGAACGAACATCTTCGATATTCTGTGTCAATGGCATTTTGTGCAATTCATATTTTTCTGGATTTCTAAAATATGACATTAACAGAAGTCCTTGATCATCATCAACAAGATTATTATCTATAAGAACATTTAAAGATTTTTCCATATGAGTTCTCAACATACACCATTGATCTCGTTCACCAACAAAAACCCCACCAATAATATACACTATATTGTTTAATATTGCAAGTTGAATTTGTTCTTGGGCCCTCGCAACTTCTGGATCTCTATAATTGAAAAAATGCATTTTTCCTGGAGTAAAATCATATTCCCATTTTTTCGAAATAGGTATGTGGTCATCATCTCTACAATAGCCGAAATCAATCCATGCAGCCCAATCATTCGTTATCAATCCTTTTTCAAATGCATCATGAATATAGAAAGCTTTCAGAGATGTGACACCAACATAATCTTTTGACCAATATTCTGGATTTCTAACTTGATAAGGATTGATCCTTTTAACAAAGGATTCTGAAGATTGAATTTCTTGTATTTTGTCCCTCAGTTCTTTTCTTTCATTAAAATAATCATATTCAACAACTTTAACTTTAGGGGAAATTGAAGACATTCTCTCTGACATGTCTGAAGAAGTATAAACGATAATTTCTGTGTCGATCTCACACATTCTGGAAAAATGTTCCATATATTTGTCTACAGACCTTTGAAGATAGTGTGGGAGTGGTCCGCCATTTTTTTCAACATTAGTTGACCAATTTTCCCGGCCAATATCATAGAAAGCGGTAACCAAAGTGATTTTGCTCATATCAAAGCCTCATATTTATAAAATTATGAATTGTATAGGAAGTATTTAGGCGATGTGCCAGTATTTGTTTCTTTTGTAATATTTGTTCCGAATTTTTTAGAGAAAAATTCCATCCATTCGGGAACTCTATCATATTGATGAACGATTACGAATGGTTTACCTTCCGAGTTTACAACTTTACCTTTTTCAAAATAAGGACGTTTTTCCAATAAATAAGGTTCAAATTCAAGCATTTGATCTGGTTTATTAGTTACATGGGCATTTAGTGCCCATCCATCACGAAGCCTTGTTATTGAGCATTTTGATTTCCATGGTTCAAAAGAGAGTAACATGTTATATGCAGCTTGATCTGCTACCCAATCAGGTCTATTTGAAGACAGTTGAAAAAGTGTAAAACATAAATCTTTTACTAATTCTGCCGTGCCTGCAATAATACCCACATTCAAAACTTCACTATTTTCTATATCATTGTAGAAATATGGACCAAAGTTTTTAATAATATTTTCTCTATTCCATTTTTCATCTTTGATTTTAATTGCTTCAGATGCAGCAACTAAACCAATATTATAAAATTTAGTTTTTAAATAATCAAATGGATTACTTTGAAAAATTACATCACGAACATCTGTTGAAATAACATTACGATATTTGTTTTTGTTGTTTTTGAGGTAATCATATATCGATAAGAAACGAAGCATATGTACCATCATTTTTTGAGGGTTACTTCCTCTCACAACCTTGACGCCTTCTTTCTCTAGGATTTTTACAAGGTTATCCGGCGCTTCGATTGCAATTAGAACTATATCACCTTCAAAGCCAGTATCTTTAATAGATTGTACCCAAGGCTTTAGTACATCATAGTCAGTATAGTTTGTGAATGCGCCTATAATTAGGTCTTTCTCCATGGGTATTCTCCATTCATTATATTTTTCATTTGTTCGTTACCACGTTTAAAAAACTCTGCTTGAACAGAATCAGTTCTGCTTGCAACACGATAGTTTAATGTATATTGACCGTTCGTGTCAACCTGTTCTTTTGGTATTTGTGTGAATAGTATATGCGAAAGTAGACGATCAACTTCTGGCTGATCATGTGGATTTCTTGCTCTTCTATACCATCCTGGTGAAAATTGAAGAGCAATTTTTTTAGGAAGAATATAACAACCAACATCAACGAAATGATCATTCAATACAGATTTCCATTTACCTAGAGACTCACAATCGTCATTACAAATAAAATTGTTTCCTTGATCAACTATTTTTCTCAAAGAATAAGCCCAAGTTTTTTCATGAAGAGTTTCAACTAAAGATTCTATATGATTTGGTTCATACCAATTATCTTCATCAAGAAAACATAAAAATTCACCTTCAGCAATATAGGTCATTGCACCATATATTCTATGTCCGTTATACTGATCGTACCCTGTTGCTTTCGGTAAGACAATAGTTTCATATCTTTTACAATCGATTGTTTCTAAAACTTCACTTGTATTGATGAATCTTTTGTTACCATCTATGACAATAAGATATTGTATGTTTTCGTATGTTTGATTTTCTACTGACTGAACTGCTTTAGCTAGATGTGGATTACCCGTTGTCGGAGTAATAATTGTGATCAATGGTTTCATAACAAACTACCCTTTTATTTTAAATGAAACACGATAAATCTAATTTATCCTTTAAAATTCTGACACTTTTACCATCAACAGGGGCAATATTAAACTGAGATTTTTTTGAAGAAGGTATCGAAAATTGCATTTCAAAAGTAAATTGATAGTTATCATTTCCTTTATATTGAACTCTTGCTCTGTATATTGCTTTTGCTGCACTTGCAAATGTGGGTACATTATCTAATTTTAAAGGATTTTTTGTACCCATCATATAGAATCCATGAGTGCCAACGTTTACATAATACGTATCTTTTCGATTGTAATATTGTTCTATTTTCGATGCTTGTATTTCGCCCCTAATGTCCGGAAAAGTATCTCTGTCCCTTTCATACTGCTGCTTCTTCGTTAATTTACCTGCGGTAGCATTCCATAATTCATCTTTATCTCTTTTGAAAGGCATTTCTTTCCATTGTTTTTTTATTATATCAAAAAGACCAACCTCGTCTGCTAAATCTTGTATAAACTTTTTCTCCGCATCGTCTTCTGAAATTTTCCCAAACGACCAAGGGTTTCTTTTATTTTTTGTGTCATATTTTAAAACTAGGGAACCTGCCGAAGCCGCAGTAATTTTTAATTCACAACCTGAAGATTTACCTTTATGTTCTATGATTAAATCTGGCTGATCGTGTCCTGCGCCAGCGGGAATAAAATTTTTAGGTACTATTCCCATTGGTTTTAAAATATTAGCCGCATTTTTTTCATATTCAAACCCCTGTTGTGCTGCCATATTTAACTCCAAAAGAAAATATTTATACTTTGATGCCTCCAAATTTTTTACTTTGAAATTTGTTTTCTGTTTTCATTACTGGATTACTACCAGCATCAGCCAATCCACTTTGTGCATCTTGTTCTACATCATATAATTTCATTTTTGACCTGTCGATACCAAGGACAAATCTCTTATGTACTGTTGGATCAGAATATCGATTTTTAAGTTGTTTGACCATGATTTGATTCAGTGCTTCAAGTTCTTCGGATGAAATCAAAGCGAACATCAAGTCGGCTGTTGCGGGCAGACCAAAACTTTCACTGGTGTCTTCAAGACCTGGATCGGAACTTGTGAATCCACTTCTTGTGGTTTGAGTAGCAGAAACGATAGGCACTCCGAATTCGACGGCGAGCCCCCGGAGTTCCTCGGCAATGGCTTTGACGTATGTATAAGAGTTGACATTCGCTCCTGCTTTAATTCTTGCAGAACAGCAGATATTAAGATAATCAATAAAAATGATATCAGGAACAAAGTTCCTTTTAAGATTGAGTTCATTTAAGAGCGTCCTAAAATGTACTGAGGAAGCTGAAGCCGTAGGATATTCTTTAATAATTAATTTACCTGTTGTCATATCTTTGACACGCTTCACTTTTCTATCATACATATCTTTTGGAAGTTCCATAAGGTCATCAACCGAAACATTCAATAAATTCGCGTCAATTCTTTCTGCGATCTTTTCTTCAGCCATTTCAAGCGTAATGTACAAAACATTTTTACCTTGAGACATGCAACCTGCTGCAACATGGCACATAAACAAACTTTTACCTACACCAGTCCCGGCAAGCGCAATGTTCAGAGTTTTAGCTGGTAATCCACCTTTAGTAATTTTGTTAAAGTAATCTAGATCAAACGGAATTCTCTCCTCTTTTCGGTGATAGAATTCATATCGTTCATCCGAGTCTTCGAGATAATCATGCCCAACAGAACTGTCAAAACTTACTGCAAGCGCATCAGATAGAATTTTAGGAATGGCACCTTTATCGTTTGTTTTATCTTTGCCCTCCAGAATTGTGATTGATTGTCTGACTGCATTGTAGACTGCTTTTTCTTGACAAAATTTTTCTGTTCGATCAATCAACCAATTCTGATTCGTCTTTTCGATTTCACGGATTGTTTTGTCAATCTCTTTTAAATAATCTTCACAATTTTTGAATTGTTCATCTGATAAAGTTTTATTTTCTTTAGTCGAAAGAGTTAACGCTTCGATAGATGGTGCTGTGTTATATGTGTTAGTGAAACTGGTTATTTCTTTAAATAGAGTTTTTTCAACTATATCCGAAAAATATTCATCACTAATAAATGGTAGAACTTTTCTTAGATAGTCATCATTTTGAATCAGATTCCTCAATATAGTTTGTTCCAGCCTCATCCATTAATCCTTTATCCAAATTTTGTTGTATGATACCAACTAGCAAGTCACCGATATAATTTTTGAAATTTTGATCTAAGTAATCATTTTCATATGGGTTCTCACTGATATTATAAATGAAACTGAGATAGGTGTCACCATTTTTCTCTTCTTCAAACTTCACTTTACCATACTGATAGATAATATCTTTATATGGTCCTGTTAACAACTTAATGTTAACAGTGGTATTCTCGTCTTCTGGAATTATGTAACGGTAATCAACCTCTTCTTTAAACTTCATCATATTCTTCCTCTCTGATAATATCGCCGCCGGCTACTTGATATTTGCTTTTTATAAAGGTTTGAAAAGATTCTTTTTTCAGAATCGGTAACCAAAACTCTTTTGTGTTTGTATCCTTTTCACGAAACTTTTGATCTTCAACTTCACCTGTATCAACATCTACTTTCGAATACCAACCGTTAGATGGCTTGATAACATGCCCAGATTCGAGAGCGAGATCCAATAAACCAGACCACTTACTAATACCACCATTAAAAGATACAGTAACGGGTATTTTAGATTTTTCTTTAACATATCTAGACTTCTCAACATTGACGATAAAATTGTATCCGACAATTTCTGTTCCTTCCTTTTCTTGTTGACGCCCAATAATAAAAATATTATCGGCTGAGTAATAAGATCCTGTCCCACCACCGACAATATCTTTTGGGAACATTCCAATTTCTTTGTATGTATGATTAACAACAATCATTGGAATATCTTTCATTGTCAGATGAGGGGTTACCATTCTAAACAACGACTTAATTTGTTTTGCGCGACTCATATCGGCAACAGACTTTTGTTCCAAGGCGTCTTCAACCTCTTTTTTTGATGCAAGATTACCAATTGAATCTATTACGATGATTAGATGTTCACCTCTCTCCAAATTTGTGAGTTGATTCATTACATCAAACTTCAATTGTTCGATATCCGTGATCGGTGTATGTAATACTCTATTAGTATCGATACCGAACGTATCAAAGTAAGATTGTGGTGTGCCAAATTCTGAATCATAAAATAGTAAAGCAGAATCTTCATATTTGTCCAGATACGATTTAGCCATCAAAAGAGAGAAAGCAGTTTTGAAGTGTTTTGATGGTCCAGCCCACATTGTAAGCCCTGGTGTTAGCCCACCATCAAGACGCCCAGAGAGTGCAATATTGATTGCTGGTACTGCCGTCGGAATCATATCTTTGTCGGTAAAGAACTTCGACTTCGATAGAATAGCCGACTCTTTAATGGAAGAATTTTTCTTAATTTTTTCAAGAATACTCATTTTAATTCCTTAGTCGAATAATGAAACAGTTTTTTCTGTAGACCAGCCCATGCAATCTAGTACAACTTTAATGGGATCGAGAAATGTTTTTTCGAATTGCATATCGTAATCGATATATTGTTGCAGCCCGAATTCTGGCGGTAGTCTCCCTGGAAAAGAGATCACACTATCTTTAATGGGATTAGGCTTTTTTAGATACGTAAATTTTATCTTTTCACCTTCTTGAATGATAGGGTATTTTTTTGCCAGATTATTTTCTTGTAGATACTTATTATATAGTAAAGCACCTTTTACATGAATTGGTGTGCCTTTAGAATAAATGGTAGTATTGTTGTGATATTCTTTTAGCCCATTGATGCCTCTAGGAAAAGAAATTTCTTCTGCTGGCAACTTTTTAAATTCACGCTTAAACGTGTCAATAAATGAATGAATGTCAGTCTCTTTACCTTTCATCATAATCTCTAGAGCTTGCTTCATTTTATCTCTCACGGGCGCGGGCGTGGAAGACTTGATCATTTCCAAACCCATAACTTTCATGTCAGGTTCAGCATATTGAACACCTTCATTATTATATACGTGCATGATGTAACGTTTCTTGGCTGTCCATATACCCTTATCAGCCAGAGCTTCACGTTTCATTTGCATCTTTTGATCATATGCATGTACATATTCTGCAAGTTCTTGATAAGATTTGTCAATGAATGGTTGAATTTTGTCTTCACAAACACGATCCATAAACTCAATGACTTTAGACTTTGAGATAGAAACTACACCATCAACGCCATAAACTTTGTTAACCAATTCTGCCAGTCTTAGATAGATAGAATCGGTATCAGAAGCAATGACATAATCTTTTTTTGTTTTTAATACGCCATTCATATATTCATTCAGTTTCTTTTCAATCCAACGAATAGAAAGTTGCCCAGCAGTTGTCACACCAAGAGCCATGCGTAGATCATAGAAACGGAAGTATTGTGAGCCAAGAGCACCATAAGCTGAGTTTAGAGAAACTTTTTTTGCAAGTTGTAGATTATTATATCGAGCGATTCGTTTTTCGATTTCAAATTTTTTCGAATCATCCTTTTCTTTCTCTTTTTCCTGCTTTGCTTGAAGCATTAACTTTTTAAATTTCTTTCGATCTTCGTACATTTCTTCCATCATCTTAGGAAGAAACCCCTGAATATCTGTCCTGAAAAATTGCCCATTAGGTGTCAAAGTTGCTTTCTCTAGATTTGAAGTATCAACACTCATCGAAATAAGTTTGTCAACCGAAATTCCCCGAGTTAGAACATCACGCATTTCATTTGTATAGTTTTCCGGTTCGATCAAAGTTTCTGGTGAAATATTGTATTGCATCATCAAGTGTGGATAAAGAGAATTCAAATCAAATGACGCGACCCATTCATGCATACCCACTTGAGGTTCTTTGACATAAGCACCTTCGAATGCAGCATCTTTTTCTTTAATCACACGAGGAGGAACAACAATATTTTTCTCTTTGAGGTGATTATATGTCAGCGCATCCCACATTCTCGTTTGTGCAAAAACGTCATCATAATTACACTTTGTGTCATATGCAAGAGTAATCCCCAATTCAAGTAGTTTTAGTTTATCATCAAGCCTCAGAATAAGTTCAACGTCTTTGATGTTGTACTCGATAAACTTTTGATAGTCTAGTTTATATAATTGGTGTAGAGAATCATATTCAGAATAATCTAGTTTCTTCTCACCAATCTCTACATTTGCAATGTTATCAAGACGATAAGATTCTTGTGATTTACCGTTAGGTGAATACCATTTGTATAATTCAATGTAATCGAAATCACCGATACCGACAAGTTCATACACTTTGAGTTTTCGGTTCATGATATATGCTTCTCTTTCTCTGATTTGACCCCAAGGAGAAAGAGTTCTCATCATATCTTCACCCAGAATTTTCCTCATACGATTGACAAGATAAGGAATATCAAAGAACTTGGTATTCCAACCAGTCAAAATATCTGGGCATTTTTGCGTCCATAGTTTAAGAAAAAACTTGAGAAGATTATATTCATCTACACATTTTGTGTAAATTTCATCACCTTTTTTCTGATAGTCTCCGCAACCAAAAACGTATGTATCACCATTAACATATTTTAGTGCAATCGCCGTCACAGGTTCGTTTGCCTCATAAGGATCAGGAAAACCATTCTCTGAGCCAACCTCAATATCAAGAACACCAATTGAAATTTTATCTATATCCCAATCAATCATACCCTTGTATTGTTCACCAATAAAAGCATATTCGAATCTAGAATTTCCATAGATTTTTTTACCAGAAACATCTTCAAATTGTTTAAGATAGTCTCTAGCTTCACGAATAGAATCAAATTTTATTTCTTGTAGATAATCACCATGTAAGCTTGTAAAAGGCGTAACTTTTTTAGCCAATTCAAACAAACTTGGGCGATATGCGATTTTGTTTTTGATTTTTTTACCGTCAACTACACCTCTGAAAAGAATGTAGTTGCCGGATACTTGAACATTTGTGTAGAAGTTTGACATTAGCCTGCAATGATTTGTTTTGAGGGAGTTAAGATTCCACTAAAAGTGGCACGATAATTGTCGATAATTACATCGTCAGGAGTATAAGTATACACTATATGAATGGGTTCCACAAGTGTTGTTACATCTTTACCTTGCTTCGCCAAAGGAGGAAATGGTGCAAACCCCATTCCAGGTTCAGCTCCAGGTCTTTGCGGAGGCATAAGTCTCAATTGAACAGAGTTAGTAAGATTAAATCTACCATCTTCTGTAAAAGAAACATCTGCAATAATTTCTTCGCCAGTTACAAGTTTAATACCCAAAATATTCATTTTATTCCTCTATATTGAAAAAGAATGTTTGAAAAAGTCTACCATCGAATTGATTTTTACCAAAACCTGCACGAACACTTCGATGATAATATTCTCCTTTGTACAGTATTAAACGGTTAAAAATGTTTGCCACTTGTACAATAGGAGTCCATTTTGTTATGTCATTTACTTCTTGATTTGCATTTAGATCGGTGGCAGGGTCTCTTCGATCCAGCATATAAATTTTTGTCTGATTATGCATGTAAATTGCTGTACCGGAGTCAAGTGGAGCATCCGGAGTTAGATACAGAACTGCTGCCCAATTTGTTGGATCATAGTGTATCCATGTTTTTGCTTCTTCTGTTGTATATTGGAACGCTGTATTATATTCTTCTGGCCACCATGTGATTTTTTTATGGATGATCGTTTCCATCATAACTTTAGCATTCTGGAAATTTTCTCCTTTTAATGGTTCAGTTCTTGCTCCAGGAAAATTACCAGTAACATTAAATGGTAAACTTAATGCATAATTTCTTACGTCATGGGGATTACCATAAAAATTGTCAAAAACCATAATCGAAGGATTCATGCTCATCACCTTTTAATAATTTATTAGTTATATAGTGCTTTTTAATAAATAGTATAGCACATAAATTAAAAAATATCAATAAAGGAAGTAAAATGTACAAAAAGTTACCGTTTTTGGTACTTTTTGTTATGTCTACATTATCTTTTGCTCAATCTGATGTGATCGTTACCGATTCTAAAAGTACCAGCACCGTTACCACAAATAGCAATAGCGTAAATGAAACCACTGTTAAGTCACCTCCCGCCACAGCGGTTTCACCCTCATTTAATGTACTGAACAATGACCTCTGCACAGTTGGTGTAGGTGGTGCAGTACAAACTCAAATTCTGGGCATTTCTGGGGGAACAATGGTTCGTGATATGAACTGCGAACGATTAAAACTTGCTAAAAATCTTTATGACATGGGCATGAAAGTTGCCGCCGTATCAACGCTTTGCCAAGACGACAGAGTATTTCAGGCAATGATGAATGCCGGTACGCCTTGCCCAATCGACGGCAAGATAGGTGAAGATGCGAAGAAAGTTTGGGATGCAAATCCAGATCGTAAACCACAACCTCTAAGCGAGAATGCAAATGCAAGTTTCTGGCAAAAAGTTTCTGCTGGGCTTGGCGTC